ACGGTGTCGAGTACACAATGGAGTTGTTGATTGACCTGATACCTCACATCTATGACGCAGACCGAGAATTACGGATACTCGGTGTGGATGGGTCGGAAAGCTACAAGCGCATTAACCAGATTGAGTTTAATCCAGCGACTGGCACAAACGTAAGAATCAACGATATGAGTGCAGGACGCTATGACATTACCGTGACGTCTGGCCCGAGTTTCGCAACACAACGTCAGGAAGCAGCTGAGACTTACATGAATCTTACGCAAGGCAATCCTGAGATTATGCAGATTGCCGGCGACCTGATATTCAAGAGTGTTGACCTGCCGTTTGCGGATGACATAGCCGAGAGGCTGAAGAGTATGCTGCCGCCACAGATTCAGCAGATGATGGATGAGGACACCGAGGTTCCACCAGAAGTTCAGCAGATGATGCAGAAAGCACAGCAGGCTATGCAGCAAGTCCAGCAGTACGGTCAACTGGTCCAGGCGGCCGCAGCAGAACTCGAGGAAGAGAAGTCTGTCAGCGAGCAGAAGAAGGCAGAAGTCAGGACTGAGATGGCGAAACTGAAACAGGCAGAGGCTGAGTTCAATACCAGGATAGCGCAGGAGATGTCGAAACTGGTCGAGAAGGGTGCCGGGTTGACCAAGAAGGAAGCTGACCTGGTAGTCAAGGGAGCCGAGGTCAAGGAGTCTGCAGTAGCTGCAGGAATTGACTTGCAGAGTCGTGATACTGGTGCAATGGAACTATCTGGCAAGGTTGACGAGATACTTTCAGAGTTCATGCTGCAGGCAGACCAAGCCATTGGCAACATGCAAGCCAGGTCTGATGCTATTGAGAAGAAGACAGACAGAACGGTGATAGGTGGTAAAACGCACCGTGACGGTGGTAAACTCACCGCAGTTGTAGAATTTGATGATGGTACGAGCAAGAGCATTTCAGCAAAACGCGAGTCTGGTGGCTTAACAATCGTGCCGTCTGAAGAGTAAATTTCGCCGGGAGGCGCAACACGTAAGGGTGTATCCGTGGTAGAAGAAAGCGTGGACCTTGCTCCACAGACAGATGCAGACGCGAGTCCAGATGACAGGTTTGCCGGCGATAAGTCGGTAGATACGTCAGTTGAGGCTACAGAAGACCCGGTCGAGGTGGATGCTGAGACTGATGACACTGAAGAGGAAGTGGAAAGCGAAGCAGACTCATCACCTGCCGGCGAAGAAAACGCCGAAAATAAAATTGATGCGAAGGATGACGAACAGTTTTCGGACAACGTCAAACAACGCATTGATGATCTGACATCGAAGTGGAGAGAAACTGAGCGCAATTCAGCCGCGAAGGACCGGGAACTCGAGGAACTGCGTAAGCAGATAGCCGAGCAACCAGTGGAGGTCGAACCGTTCAAGACTGCTGCAGATTTCGATTATGACGATGCTAAGTATCAAGCCTACATGGCTACTGAGATTCCAAGACGGGCTACCGAAGCCGCAGAGAAGGTCGCAGCAAACCGTGAAGGGCAGAATGCCCAGCAGAAGGCATATGACGATTTCTTTGCGGCAGAGAAAGAATTTGCGGAAGGCGTGAAGGATTACCATAAGCTAGTCGGTGATCCAAAACTGAAGATTTCACCTGATATGGCGCAAGCGATCCAGGTGGAAATGCAAGACCCAGGCATGGTGTATTACCTTGCCAACAACAAGGATGTTGCAGAGAAACTGTTCAATATGTCTCCGGGCATGATGCGAATAGAACTCGGGTCGATTAAAGCAACCCAGGCCGCTGAGAAAGCAAAAGCCACTAAGACTGTCAGTGATGCACTCCCGCCAGTGAAGAAGATTAAATCTGGTGATCCTGGTCTTAGCAAGAAGATCGATGACGCCAGTTTGACTGACGCACAATTCAGAAAGATGCGGGAGAAACAAATAGCTAACCGATAAGGAGTTTATCGTATGGCTAATACTCTCAGTGTCATTGATATGGTGACGAGGGAATCGCTTCGCATTGCACATGAGAAGTTGAGTTTCATCGGGACCATTGACCGGAGTTATGATCCATCTTTCGCCAAGCAAGGTGCGAAGATTGGTGACACACTCCGCGTCAGAAACCCCAACCAGTACGTTCGCCGCAAAGGTTCGCGGGTCATGGATGTGCAGGACCAGGCAGAAACGACACAGAACGTAACCGTCGCAACCCAGGACGGCGTGGACATGAAGTTTAATTCGACCGAGCTCGCATTGTCGATCGATGAACTTTCTCGACGTTATATCGAGCCGGCAGTATCGGTTCTGGTGTCGGGTATCGAAGGTGATGTTCTTTCTGCAGTAACCAAGGACGTATACAACTACGCCGGTACGACTACGGAGGTTGTTGGTGCTACGGATCTGGATGCTGTCTCCCAGGCAAGGGCCAAGATCAATCGAGGACTGGCTCCCAAAGATAACCGTTGTGCACAGATTGATTCTGTCACTATGGCGGGAATCGTTGGTGGTGGTCGCGCCTTGTTCCATGATGGCAAGCAATTGTCAACGGCGTTCAAGGAAGGTTATCTCGGTCGATTTGCTGGAACGGACTTCTACGAGAACGACAGAACGTATTTCCATGTAAGTGGTGCTGATCATACGACTGTAACGGTCAATGATGCAGCAATTGCTTCTGGCGATACTGGTGTCACGATGGCAGGTGGTACGTTCAGTGTTGGTGATACCTTCACGATCGCGAATGTGTTTGAAGTTCATCCTGAAACGAAAGCAAGCTATGCAACACTGCAGCAGTTTGTTGTCGTGACTCAGTCTACGAACGACATCACGTTCTCGCCGGCCTGGATCACAACCGGTGCCAAGCAGAATGTTAATGCACTACCTGTAACGGGTGCTGCAGTAACGCTCTATGCTGGTGACGGCGTCGATTACCAATCCAATCTCATGTATCACAAGGACGCTTTCACTTTCGTGACTGCCGACTTGCCGATCATGGACGATGCGATACGGTGCGTTCGCAGAATGCAGGATGGTTTGAGCATCAGGTGCTGGCAGGGTAGTGACATCAGGAATGATGAGTTGCTGCTCCGGCTAGATATTTTATATGGGTGGAAAACGCTGAGGCCTGCCTGGGCGTGTCGCCTGAACAACTGAGGAAACTGAAATGACTATTCCAGTAAAAAGAGAATCGTTGGATCATGGCTCCGATGATGGTTGCCGTGTACGTGGTTTGGCTAGAGAGGTAATTTCTCCGTCAAACTCAGGAACGACTGCCAACGTGTTAACCACGGGTCAATCGGGTGCCTTGTGCTTGTTTGATAATGCCGCTGGCAATATCTACACATTGCCGGCAATTACGTCGCACGACCTTGGTATGTGGTTTGAGTTTTTGGTGACGGTAACTCGCACCAGTAATTCTCATTCCATTGATACCGATGCTGCTACGACCTTCCTTGGTCTGGGCGGTATTGTTATGGTTGGTGATGGTGCAACCGTTGACCATTTTGCTGCTACCGCAACTGACGTTAGCATCGACTTGGACAGTGCAACGACTGGTCAACAGATCGGTGGTCACATCTATGTGACAGCATTCAGCACTACTCAGTGGATTGTAAGTGGATACGCTGTTGGTGTTGGTACAATGGCAACACCGTTCGCGTAATCTGGCGTACGTTTGGGGTCGGCCTTCGGGCTGGCCCCATTTTGAGGGAAGAGCATGGCAAGTTCTGCAAGACTGGTTAGTACAGACTGCGATCACGCCTCTGTGTCATTGGGCGACGATAGCACCACAGTATTTAGCGGCGCCTGTGTTGTGTATGGAATATACGTCGAAACAACATTATCTGCGCACACATGCCCCATACAAGACGCATCGACAGCAGTAATTACCCTGCCAGCAAGTACCGCCGCGGGCACGAGTATAGACTTTGAGAACGGCATCAGGTTTGACACATCACTGATAGTCAACCCGAACGATGCGGCAGGTGGTGTGATACACATTATCTACCGACGAGTTACACCAAACGCATTCACAGTGATTGATGCTGCTGGAACGATCGCGCAACCATTCAAAACCCCGGCAGACGCGAATCTGGTGCTGCATTACAATTTCAAGAACGATCAGTCACTGGACGGTCGGATTG